TCACTCAAGTGTTCTTGTGGTTAGAGAGCGTTAAAGGCCCAAAGAAAGTCAGCCAGGCTGTCGTAATTCAGACGGAGAGAGCGAATAGTCTTCGCGTGATCCATCAGTCGGGTTACGACATCACCATCTACTGCCAACGCAAGGAGTTCCTGAAGGAGTATGAATGGGATGCGATGCCGTCGAGGACTTACGTGGTGTACTACGTGTTTTCACGACCAACTCCCGACGCTCCGGATTTGATTCAGCAGGCATGTCGACTGGAGGTGACGTTTCCGCCTTTGGTGCCCGAGTATGTAGAAGACGAGATCCAAAAGCGAGCAGCGATCGATGCGTACGTGGATTTGATCACGGACAAAGTGTTGGCGCTCAAGCAAGGAGAATTGCTCTTCTAGTGGTATCTACCCCAGCGGTCCTTCGGGATTGCTGGGGTTTTATGCCGCATCAGTATGAATTCCATTTACAGAAGACAAAGGTTGTGTAAATGAGCGAAACTATTGACAATGTTGTAGACAGCTTTGTTCCCTCATTCACAGGCGAACATCCCTACTACAGGGGCTATTACCAGGTACCTTTGGGACAGAGCCATGTGGTAATCAATAAGCGTGGGCAACTGATCAATCTCGTAACTGGTGAACCTCACCCCAAGAGAGTTGCTGGAAAAGGTTATGAAACGACCTCTCTTTACAAAGATGGTCGATGGCAGAATTATCTAGTTCATCGACTGGTAGCTTTGCTCTTCGTAGAGAAGCCCGAGCGACACAAAGACATTAGCTTTGATGAATTACAGGTGAACCATATCGACGGTAACAAGCTGAACAATACTTGGGACAATCTCGAATGGGTCACTGGTGAAGAAAACATGAAGCATGCCCGAGAGCACGGGTTGTTTAGCAACCAGCTCAAGGTTTTGTCCAAGGACGTAGAGACTGGTGAGATCGAGACATATTACTCAGTGAGTGAATGCGCTCGAAAAGCCGGTGTGACCAATTGTGTCATGTTCATCCACCTCTGGTCTGTGGCAGCCGGTCGAATCACACATCTAGGCCGGGTGTATAAGTTCGATGACGGAAAACCATGGCCTGAATTCCTTGCGCCGGATGATAGTGAGGAATACACGCTAGGTAGGGTCTGCGATATTATTGGAGAGAATATCGAAACAGGCGAACGCACATTGTTTTGCTCAGTTAAACATGCGTGCCGTTTGTTGGGTTTGAACATCAACACGTACAAAGCCCATAAGGCACGCAAGGGTGGCCATGTCCCATTTAAGGGATGGCTTTTCTATCCGTTAATCGAATAGGCATTTAGCATGATTTTGTTCGAGACAGACTGGTACAAATATCCGACCGCGATCATCGACACACAGACCACCAATAAGTCATGGGTGCGTTTGGCTGCGGTGTATCGCTCCATGGGTATTAAGAATCACGCCTTCCTTCTCGCGCTTGTCAATCCCAAGCTGCAAGGCGTCGATCCATTCAGCAAGCACTTGACTGCCGATCAGATGTACATGATCGCAGCCGAATGTAAGGTCAACCCCTGGTACTTCTTCCGCGAGATTGCCCGTGCTCCGGGTAACTCGGGTTCGGATGCCGTACCGCTCGAAGCGAATCGTGCCAACATCGCGTTGTACTGGTCGTTCTTCAACCACGTGTTCTTTACGTTGATTCAACCACGTCAGACGGGTAAGTCGTTCTCGACAGATACGCTGATGAGTTACTTGATGAACGTGGTCTGTACGGGTACCTCGATCAACCTGTTGACGAAGGACGATAATCTGCGGCGCAAGAACATCGAGCGGATCAAGGAAATCATGTCGGAGCTGCCGCCGTATCTGTCACAGCGCTCCAAGGACGATGCGCAGAACGGTGAAGAAATCACCATCAAGGCGCTCAAGAACTCATACAACACGCACGTGCCGCAAAGCTCGCCGAAGCGCGCGTACAACATGGGTCGGGGTCTGACGACCGCGATCTTCCACATCGACGAGCCGCCGTTCCAGCCGAATATCGCAATTGCTCTGCCTGCAGCATTGGCGGCAACCGGTGCGGCTGTGGAACGGGCCAAGGCCGCTGGTGCGCCGTATGGGACGATCCTGACGACAACAGCTGGCAAGAAGGACGATAAGGACGGTCGCTTCATCTACAAGCTGTTGGAAGACTCCGCGACTTGGACCGAGAAGTTCTTCGATTGCAAGGATTGGGCTGAACTCGATCGCATGGTTCGTCGCAACAGCCGTGCAGGTCTGTTCCGTATCAATGGCACCTTCAGTCACCGTCAGCTCGGTAAGAGCGATGAATGGCTCAAGCAGAAGATTGAAGAATCGCTGCAAACAGGCGATGACGCGAACCGAGACTACTTCAATCTGTGGACTTCGGGTACGGAAAGCTCGCCGCTCTCCACCGCTATCGCCGAAATGATCGCTTCCTCCCGTCTGGACGAGTTGTACACCTCGATCAGCGATCCAGATGGTTACATCACACGCTGGTACATTCCGGAAGACGAGATCGAATACCGAATGGCCAATGGCAAGTTTGTGCTGGGGATGGATACCTCCGAAGCCGGAGGTGGAGACGACATCTCACTCGTCCTGATGGATGTCGAAACCCTCGACGTCGTCGCAGCGGGTTCCTACAACGAGACGAACCTGATTACGTTCTCGAAGTGGGTGTGCGATACCTTAGTTAAGTACCCGAACATCACGGCCGTTATCGAACGTCGTTCGACTGGTGCGATGCTCCTGGATTACCTGCTTCTGATGCTGCCGAACTACGGCGAAGATCCGTTCAAGCGTATCTTCAACAAGGTCGTGCAGGATTACGACGAGTATCCGGATCGGTACAAGGAAATCAAGGTGCCGATGGGGCGTCGCCCGACTGACATCTTCGTGCGTTACAAGACGACGTTTGGTTTCGCAACGTCAGGTTCGGGTGCCAACAGCCGCACGGCGCTCTACGGTTCGACGTTGCAAGCTGCGGCTCAGCGCGCAGGTATGAAGGTGCACGACAAAATGCTGGCAGGTCAGATTCTGGGCCTCGTGTACAAGAATGGTCGTATCGACCACGAAGACGGTGAACACGACGACTTGGTTATCGGCTGGCTGCTGTGCCACTGGTTCCTCATGCATGGTAAGAACCTGTCGCATTACGGTATCGATCCGCGCCAGGTCATGTGTGCAGTCAAGACACCGCAGCAAGAGTCGAGCGAAGACTTCTTCCGCCGAATGGAGCAACAAACCATCCGCAGTCGCATTGAGGAAATTTACAACAACCTCACTGGCGAACACGATGACTTTGTTGCAGCTCGTTTGGAGCAAGAGCTGCGCATGCTGGACAAGAAGATCATCTTGGAGCAAGACGAAATCTACTCCGTGGATGAACTGATTCGTTCTGCACGTGAGACGAAGAAGAACAAGGTTCGCCACATGAACCTGTATCAGCAGCAACAGCAGAACCAGTTCATCGGGCACAACACCGGCATGCTCGTCACCAGTGACGTGCCGACGACGCACGTGGACATGTTTGGCGCACCTCAAGGCTATGGGGTGTACGGAACAGCCGCTGGTCGTCCCTGGCGGTAAGATGGCATAGAGCCCAGGGGGAAACCCCTGGGCCTTATGACGCCGAAGCGTTAGTTGGTTTGCCAGATCGTCATCGGGCACAGTGCCAATTCGAGATCGTTCTCCGGCGTACGATAGAAGAACTTCACCAGTAGAGTGCTACCAGCCGGAAGTGCTTGCGAAATCGCCAGTTGGCTGTTCCACTGCGAGATCGGGAATTCCACATCGCCCGACGGCAACACGATCGAGAACATGTTTGGAATCGGCGGTACCGTTTCCTGTGTCGGGTCCGTGAGCGGCATCGACGGATAGTAGACCTGATCGAGCCAGGCTTCCTGATCCGAGAGCCCCTGATTGATGTACACCTGCATCAGGTTCTGGTTCACGAACGTCGTCAAGGCATGCGTATTCACGCCGTACGCCGGGTTCTGACCGGGGTTGTACGCGATCGTCCAGTTCGTCCCCGTCTTGTCTGTACCGTCACGATACAGCACGAGGCCGATGGTTTCCGTGAACTGCACGTTCTTGAATGATGGATTAACATCCGAGAGCGTGATCTGTACCTGCAGCTGTTGGTTCACCCCGTAGCCCTTCGGCAGGAATGCCGGAGAGTTGGTGGCGAACTTCACGTACGGCGTTACCAGCATCGCGATATTGCGATCCAGGTTGTACAGGTACCAGTCCAGACGGTAGCCGTTGATCGAGTCCACGAACACCGGTACACAGAAGAGCTTCATCGTGTACGCGCCGTCCATATTCAAGGTCGTGGCCTTGTACGTCTCACTGATGAACGCAGCGTTGCCTGAACCATCGACGTTCGCCGTTGCCCCATACACGATCTCGTTGGGCGAGAGATTGTACTTGAGCACCAGCGGGAACTTCTGACCCACGATGGTGGCGACGTAGTTGTCCAGCCCCATGAGACTGAACTTCGTACCGTCCACCGGCATCTCTGCCGAGGTCCCGTCGCTGTACTGCACGAGACCCATCAGGTTCAGACCGTTCTTCGGCACGTTGATCGGGTAGGCCAGCGTATTCGGATCGCTCGAGGACATGAAAGGCGACGTCATCGAGATACCCGTGACGTACTTCTCCGATGCATCAGTCGTTCGGATGTATGCCGTGTTTTCCACCAGGAGCTGGCGCTTGGAGAGCACCGTGCCATCTGCTGCGTAGATGACGACCGTGATGATCTCACCATCTGCCAGCGCAACCTTGGTGTAAAACGGCTTCACCACCTTGATCGAGATGTTCGTGTTACCCGTCACTGATGTCGCCACCAGTTCAAGCGGTACGTTCTCGCCCAGCAGGTTACCAGACTGATCGTAGAACGCACTGATGACCTGGCCTTGCGTGCCGAGGATTGCGCCTCGGAACACCTTCGCGTAGGACGCCATGGTCCCTGCGACTTGCAACCGCACATCGATTGCTGCCCGGAACGGCATGACGCTTTGATCCAGGTAGCAGCGGTACGTATCTGACTGCGTACCCGGTCCAACACCCATCAGGAGATCGGACGGATCAAAAGCGCCGACAGCCATCGACGTGAGCGGCACAAGCGTAGCGATCAGCGTCGTCTGATCGAGTGAAGCGACGCGATACCATTGATTCGAACCGGGCGCGTTGTCGACCACGTAGTCATTCGGGTTCGGAACGTACATGTTCGCACCCGGACCACCCGTGAAGACCTGGTTCAATGCCCAGATCTGAAAACGACCATTGGGGTCGTAAATCGGCACGACGCCATCGGTCCCCGTTACTTGAGCTTGAGACATCAGGTTCCACCCGTGTAAGTTGCAATCTGCACAAAGTTGGCGAGATTCACCAACCCATTCAGATAGAGGTTGACTGCACGCTGCAAGAACCGATAGTGATAGATCGACATCTTCATCACCTGGTTCTGATTGTGCGGCTGAATCGTGACGAAGCGCAAATCAGGCTGGATAGCCGGTTGCGTTGGGTCCATCTTCAGCAGGTACTCGTACGGCTTGCACAGCGCATACACTACCGAATCGTTGTACTGCTGATACATCCGCGGATCGTCGAGCACACCGGCGTTCATGTCGTAGATCAACTTGCAGCAGAACGGACTGAAGATCGGATAGGACTGCATGATCTGATCTTCACCCGAGGGCTGCGGCATGTCGTAATACTGCGTCATGTACGCTGCTGTTGCATCGTCGATTGCCATTGATGCGGCTCGCATCGTGTACGTATCGGTCTTCGTGAGGCCGCGCAACGGTACGACGATATCCCGTACAAGGTAAGGTGTGCCGTTAAGTGCGTTCGGCACGCTCACCCCTGCCGTGGTTTCTTGGAACTGCAATTGGTTACGGGTCATCAAAGCCCCGTTAACCTGGATGCGCAGCACCTTGTCGTCACGAATGTCGAACTTGTTATTGTCCGAGAGCAGACCGTACTGGATGAAACCCTTGTCATCCTGAGGCGTGCGCGTAAAGTCTGCATTACAGAAGCCCGTAAAGCGAATGTCCACGTGCTGTGTAGGTGCGCCTTGATTCAGGAACGACTTGTTGACGATCATGACCTGTGGAAAGTTCACGAAGTAATCGAT